GTAAGATTGGATGTATCTTTCTTCGTGTTGTTCTATCCAATCCCTGTAAAGTTTTAAACCGTGCAGTACAGTTGCGTGGTTTTTGTCTACTGATTTACCTATTACATCTAAAGAATGTAAAGTGTATTCTCTGCACAAATTATAATACATTGCTCTTGTATATACTAATTCTGTTCTTCTTGATTTGTTGTTGAGTTCAATTCCTGTTTCTGTTTCTACTATTTCTTTAATCTTGTCTATTGTCATATTCTAATTCTTTTATTGCTTTTAATATTCCCGCACAAGCCTCGTAATCTTCCAAGTTCTCGTACATCTTTAATGTTTTATACATTTCTGCCATACTTACACCGTTCTGAAAGTCTATTAGTGCAAGTAAGTAAAATTCTTTCATTTCTTTATTCATTCATAATGCTTTGGGTAAGGTTGTTCTTTTAAAAGACATTTCTTTTTTTCCCTTTGGTCTAAAAATTTAATATATCTAAATTGTCTTAACTTATAGGAATTAGCTTTATCCTTATTTTCCTGTATTTTCTTAGCTGACTTTGCTAATTTAGGATTTCTTGTCATTAAACTATTGTGATAAATTTCTCCATCTAATTCCCAAAAAATAGCATTATGCTCTCCGTAATATCCAAAGCTACAAGCCTGATATACTATTCCAAAACCACCACACCTTTCATCTGCAAAAGATTGAATCCACTTTATCTTAGGGTACTTTCTTCTTATATATTTTAAAGAATAACTTATTGCTTTACTTTCAGGATATTGCCCTACGTTGTCCGCTATCCACATTCTATTTAATTCAAGGTATTCGTTTTGTTTAGTTCCTTCAACCACACTTCCACAACTCGCAGGATTCATAGCATATCCATATTGTAAAACCCCCTTTATTTCATTGTTTACAAATAAACCTAAATGTATATATGTAGCATTGTAAAACTTTTTGCTATAATGATTTTTCTTTATTATATCATTTGCTAAACTTCTATCTATCACTTTTACATAAAATTCATCGCTTCCAAAACCTAATACCTCCGCATCCCCCCACAAACTACTTTGTTCGCTATAAATGTAACTCTTCATTTATATATACCTTAAATGAATCTCTAACAACGTCTTTTGTAAAAGATGGGTTTTCCATAGAATTGTAGTGATAACTCGTATATTCTATAAGCATCTTTTTAATTTCTTTATTAGTCATTGAAAGTAAATATTTGTTTTGTTTAATTCTTTCAAATACAGATATTATACTACCACCATTCAATTTCATTTTATTTCCATTCTTTTTGCAATGTGCTAATATAGTTCCATTACAAAGATAATTTTCTCCTAAATATTCAACTAATTGAACAAGTCTATCAAATTGTTCTGGAAGTTTTGATTTTCCTTTTTTTACTTTATTTCCCTCCCCTAAGAATATTTGTATTAAAGCAGGAATAGTAAAAAGGCTACCGTGTATCTTTTGTGCCTCTTTAAGGTTATTCGGACTTTTCATAACTTCTGTTAGAAATTTTTTATATTGCAGGTTTCCACTTCCTGCATAACTAACCACATAATCTATATTTTTTAAAGTTCTACCCCTTGTATTAAAAGATATAAATGTTTGTCTTGCTTCTTCTTCGTCTTTTACGTAAACCTCTAAAACATTTGCTTTTTTACGTTTTAATATGTCAAATATAGAAAGTTTTAAATGTTTTCCATCTGTAAGTATTTTTGTTTTTTCCTCTGTAATGCAAATTAAAACATCTCTTAATTGACCACGTTCTAAAACCGCTTCAGCTAAATCTTTAACGTTTTTTTCATTAGTCCACCTTTGCCAAGATGGTATAATAACACTATCAAAATCCTTTTTTGTGTAAATTGTTTTTTTTGTTTTCATAATATTGTTTTATTGTTTTGCCTACTCTAAAAGGTTTTCGGCTACCCCTTATAATATTCCTCGCATTACATACTGGTCTAAGTCGTGTTCTTCTATAAAGAAGTATTTATATAAATCTATTGCTTGTCTGTATTTGCCCTCGCCTCTTTCAATAAATTCTTCACTCGCTTCATATACACCTATGTCGCAGCTTTTTTTATCTATGACTAAAAAGGTAAACTTATCTACATTGAATAGTTTTGTGTACAGGTATGCTTGTAGGTCATATCCCCACTTGTCTGCTGAATACCTAAAAGAAGTAGCCATATCAGTTGTAGTCTTAATGTCTATTATCTCATTATCTTTTAGTATGTCTGCCTTGCCTCTTACAGCAAAACCATCAAGCATTTCTATTGCAGGTACTTCAAACTCTGATTTGTTGATTAGGTTTATTGCTGCTTCGTTTCTTAGTAAAGCATCTGTTAGCCTTTCTGCTTCTTTCTTTTCTTTTTCTAAATAGACCTCTCCATACTCTTGCTCTGCGTTTTTATATACGTTTGTGTTTTTTGTACTTGCCTCTACAAAGTGCAACTTATCTATCTTATGTGGTTCTAACACCATCCAATGCAATAGCTTACCTGCTCTTAGTGCAGGGGTGTCTGTATCGCTACCGTATTTTGTAACGTTCCTATATGTCTTAGGACTTTTCAGTAGCATCTTTAAACTACTACTACTTAGTGCGTGTTTACCTAAATGACCATAATAAAACTCGTCATCATAAGCCTGTGTAAGTATTTCGTCTTTACCCCAAGCCTCTCCGTTTAGTAGTGTTATCATAGTCCTAATATTTCGTCTTGTGATTCTTGCCTACTGCTTAGTTCAGCTTTAGCATCTTCTATGTGGCTAATAAGTGTACTGCCACTTTTAATAATTTTTCTTAGTTCGTCATCTTTATAAAATGACCAGAGGTAATGTTTATAAGCATCCATATTATTGTTTTTAACAAAGCTACTTATTAATATTTAATTAACAAGCTATTTGTTAAGTTTTTTTAACTTTTGTATGTAAAGTGCAGCATCAAGTAATTCAGTTTGTAATTCATTTAACCACGCATAAAAACCTTCAGGATTCTTTTCTAACGTAGTTCCGTATTCCTTTTGTCCTTCTTCACTACGCTTGTCCATTATATATTTCACATCCTCTACTATGCCGTCTGTTTGCATTTCAAAGTATTTCTTTTTGCTATCACTCATAATCCTAATTCTTTTTCTTTTCTTAGTTTTGCTATTTCCTTTTCCAGTTCTTCTACTTTCTTTTCAGCCTTATGCGCACGTTCTATAGCCCTAAGTTTAGCAGTTCTATATTCAGTTAAACTTTCGTTGTAATAGAGTTCATTTGTATATATGTCTGTAATGTAATAGTTAATATCTATAAGGCTTCCCATTAACTTATCTACCGTGTCGGTTGGTTTCTTTTCTTGCCACTCTAAAAAAGTATTTGCTATAATATCAAAGTTGGCTAAGTAGTTAATGTGTTTTAAGTTGTGTATTTTTTTGTTCATTAGAATTTACATTTATCGCAATTAAAATGTTTGCCGATTTTATTAATGTAAGATATAAAATTTTTTGGTTCTTTAAAATATGTCCAATTTTTCTTGTAATATCTTGCAGTAACCACACATTCGTCTAAAGGTATGTTTTCACTATCGTCTTTAAAATTGTGTTCTACCTTTAAAGCAACCGCACCCTCCCCCCATCGGTCTACAATTCTTTCTAATATTAGCTTTTGTCCTGTTGGTATCTTGTTGTATTTTCTTTTTACCTCACCTAAAACTAATACCTTATTGTCAAATTCTAAAACAAAGTCTATATCTGAGGGGTGTAGATTTCCATTCTGCACACCTGTAAAATCAATTACTTGTTTTACTTGATTCCTGTTTCTTATTAAACTATCCAAGATATTCAGTATATAGTTGCTCTAACTTCTTATAAACACCATTCACAAAACAAGGTGAGCAGTTAGTAGGTTGTACGTTATCGCTAAAAACTCTGTTGTATATTTCTAACATCCTTTGCTGTTCGTCTGATAGTATTGTGCTTTTGCGGTTCTCAAACTTCTCTTGTAAATACAAAAACTCATCTTCGTTTAAACACTCTGGTCTACGTCTTGGGAAAAGTTTGTTTAGCTTATCCTTTCGCTCGGAGCATCCACAGTCATCTCCTGCTATCCATTTAACAGCTTTCTTTATTCCTGTAGCTTTAGTAATCTTTTCTACAGTATCACCTAACCCTTTACTTGCGCTTTCGTGGTTCTTCTTCCACTCCTTATACTCCTTGGTTCGTTTGTCGCCTTTAAATTCTGTCATAATCTTGATTTATATAGTCCTCGTAGTCCTCTTTAAAAATTTCTTTTAGTTCTTCCTTACACTTTTTTAGTGTGTTAAATATACTTACCCAACTTATGTTGGTTTCTTCTGCTATTTTTCTAATAGACATATCTGTATCCCTGTACAATCTAAATAGGGTTTTGTCATACCACCTCCAACCTTCTATATGGTTGTCTATTTTTGTAGCGATTTCGTTATATCCTATTTCGTCATCCATTTGCGAATCGTCCGCAATTTGCGTATAAATTTCTTCATCGTCAATTTCAACTTTTTTAATTTTTTTCTTAGCGTTGCAATACTGTAAAAAAATACTTCTAAGGGTAAAATAGCAATAACCCCTGCTAACAACACCTTTCTCAATGATTTTTTCTTCACTTGCATATTTATTTAAAACAAGGTACATCTCCTGCACAATATCCTGAGCATAGTCGTACTCACCAAAAGAATGTACAATCTTAATCCATTCGTTATGTCGTTCAGCTACCTTACTTAACCATTCTGCCTCTCCCATAATACGTTTATACTAATAACACCTAATAAGCATTGTAAAGTATATTCCGTAATTTCTGTATCGTTTTCTGTAAATGTTTCATCGTGTACTAATGCGCCTATCATAAAACCTTTTACTGGACTTATAATAATTTCGGCTTTAACTATAAATCCTATTACAACAAAAACTGCTGCTATTGTCATAAGTAATACAAATATATGTAATATTGGACTTGCAAAAATGTTTGGTTCTATCATATCTCGATTGGTTTTATCTCTTTATAGTCTAAAAGGTCTTGCCCTTTGTATTCAAATCCTACATTATTTAAAGCCATTCTAAGGCTAATAGGTTGTTCGTAAGATGTACACCTTCCACCTGTTTCGTTTTCTTTTACTTTTAAGACGTGTATGTGGCTATACATCCAATCGCTTGGGTGGCTTGTGTATCTGTGTATGCAGTAAACATCGTCTGCACGGTTTCCCCATTTACCCCCTCCTTCAACTCCTGCCAGACCTAAAGGCATAGGTAAGTTTTCGTATTCGTGTCCTTTTATATGAGTTTTTCGCAACGATTCTGTGACTCCGTGTGCATTTAAATAAACAGTTACGTTTTTCTTTTTAGCAAATAATCTAAATTCACTACTCACTTGGTAGTCGTACTCGTGGCTTCCAACTGCTCTTAAAAGCTGATGGTCTTTTGCTAAGCTATTATAGGGGTCTATAAGTAACCCATCGTAATCCCAAGCATCCTTTACTGCGTTAGCTTCTTTTAGTAAATCTTTATAAGTGTACAAGTCCTCTACGTCTATAATCTTAAAATGACTATCACACCATACTACTGCTTCAGCTATCTCTTTTTCTTCTGCTTGGTGTATTGGTGTGCCCATCTTAAACTCTATAATCTTTCTTACTATGCTTTGTGGTGTGTTTTCGCTTGACCAAACTAAAAACCTTAGGTTGTGCTTTATTGCCCATAGGGTTAATAGATAACATATCACGGTAGTCTTTCCCACATTTGCGTGTCCAATTAGTAAATTAAACCCACCCTGTTTATACCTTACGTACTCGTCTATTTCAGGTACTCCAATCTTTAGTCCTTCCTTTACCCTTCCGTATTTTATGTCCAGTATTTTGTCTTGTATTGCTTTACTTTGTGCTATCACCTTGTTTGATTTTTTTCCAGTCCATATTTAATAATTTCTTTTTTCGAATCTCTTGGTTCTGGTTTGTAATCGTACCCCAAGATAGGATTAATATTGTAGTTCCAAAAATCAATTGGAAACTTATCGCCTTGTTTTAGTTTTTTAAGCATAAAAAAAGGGGGTGTTACCCCCCTCATTATTAAAATGGTAAATCTACTTCCTGCCTTGCAGGGTTTTGTTGTGTGTTAGTAACCTCGTTGTTTATGATGTTTGTAACTTTCCAACCGACTATGTTGTTATAGTATTTTCCATTATACTCATTGCCTCTTAGATTTACCCCTATAGCTACTTTATTACCTATGCTTTGTTTTTTAACTAAGTCTAATTTTTCGTTTAAAAACTCAATAGCAATGTTTTGTGGATATTTAGTATCCTCATCAATTGTTAATACCATTTGTTGTTTAGTTAGCTTGTCGCTTACTTTAACTGCGTCTAAAATTACTTTTATAGTTCCTCTTAATTCCATTATAGTTTGTTTAATTCTGATTCAACTTCTTTTGATACCTTGTACTTGTTTCTAATTTGTTTAATACTTCCACCCTGTTTAACGTATTCAATCATTTCGTTAAAGTCAGGGGTGTTTTTATTTAACCATTTCTTTTCGTTGTCAGGTATCTTGGGTAGGTCTGCTACCGTGTTAGTAGTTTCTGCTCCTACAACCCAATCTGCAAACTGTTGTGCAGTAGCTAAAACCTTTTCTCCTGTTTTAGTTTCATCTTTTCCCCAAAATACATTTGCATTTGTAAGGGCATTCTGTTTAATAATGTAAAGTTGTGTATTATCCATAGTAAATACCGTTTTTAATGTTTAACTGATTTTTAAGTTGTTCATTTTCGTCTTGCAGTTCTAAGACCTTGCCATAGAGTTCTGCTTTTGTATATTGTTCCATAATGCTAAGATAGTAAAAAAAAAATAAACAAAAAAAGGGCAACTGTTAAGCTACCCCTTTTCCCTAATAAAACAATAAAAACAAAATTACTGGAAAGTCTTTAGTTTTGCTTGGTAGTCCTCAATCATATCTTGCAAGTCTTGGCTACTAAACTTAACTATCTCTTTACTTTTCAAATATAACTCATTTGCAAGTTCCGAACCAAGAAAAAGTGAATATTTATATTGTTCACCACTTTTAAACATATTACAGCCAACACATTGACTTTTTACGTTTCGTTCATCCCACCTTATAGAGTAATGTTTTCTACTCATAAAGTGTCCTGCTTGTATGTTTTTCCAATGGTACTGCTTTCCACAAGTAACACAAGTACACATACCTCTATTATCTGCACTACTTAATCTTATATACTTACTAAAAACTACATCAAGTTTTTTAACTAATTTGCTTCGAGTTGGTTTTTTAGCAGTTCTTGGCATAGTTTTTCTAAACATCCATATGATTAAGCAACATCTTACCAGTTACTTCATCAATACCCTTAATATTTTTATAAATAAACTTACTATCAGCTTTTACTTTAGTTTTTTCAGTTTTAGTAGAATCAGACCCTAAATTTGTATATTGATTTGCATCAAGTTCTAAAAGTAAATCAGTACGTTGCTTTACTGATATTGCAAAGTCTTTAGCTATTTTTTCAGCTAATTGTCTAATAGTAGTATCTTCCATAGTATTTATTAAATAGTTATACATTATTTACCACTTACCCACCAAAGGTAAACGTTTTTTTTAACAAAGTAAATAGATGTTTATAACATTTAATCATTTACCTTGTCCTCTATATTTTTTACTGTAAAGTTTACTTGATTTTAGGGTACTTTGTTTACTCTTAGCGTGTATGCCCTTACGCTTTTTCTTAGGTTTCTTGTAGTAATTACCTACTATTTGTTTAGCCATAGCTTCTTAGTTAAAACAACACATCCTACTAAACAAACCGCTACACAATGTGGACAAATCATTGTTTATAATTTTTATTACCCATTACTTTCTCGTAAGACCTGCCGCCAAAATAACCTGCAAACACCACAAAAAGTAATTCTTTAACTATATTTAATTCTTCTAATTGTAAATACCACCCAATAACAAAGGCTACTGTTAAAAATACTAATGTTAATGGTCTTACATTTTTACTAAGCCAACTATCACTCCTACTATCTGCAACCCACCTTTTGGTGATGCCATCCATTTCAGAGCGTTCTAAGCGTAGTTTTTCTAGTGCTACTTGTTTGTCTGCCTCAGACATATCAGAACCTCCTATAATCGCTTCTATTACGTTTCCTACAGGAGTATCTTGTGCTATTGCGCCTACTACTTTAGGTATTTTTTGGAGCAGGAAAGAACCTACTGCTGTGTCTTTAAATTTCTTTTTAGGCATAGCGTACTACCGACTGTATTAGTATGTCCAAATG